AAGATTTAAGCATTGAAGATGTTTTTAACTGCCCACCTGCATTATCGCCTACTATATCTTTTATACTCAATGCTTTTGCATTTTCATTAACTTCATCACTTAAATAAGATTGTGTGTCTTGTGTTCTATTTGCTTTTGCTTGTTCGTAACCTTCTTCGCCTGGTTGATAAATTTGTCCATCAAAATCAACAGCAGGTGCATTTGAGGCGTCTTTTGATTGTGCTAAAAATTCATCTACATTATTGTCTTTTATTTCTGCACCATCATTACCTATAGCGTAAGTGCCATCGTCCATTTGATCGTATGATTTTGCTTTCATATTTGAAACTTTTTCATCTTCGTCTGTTTCACCTTTACCTAGTCCTAGTTTTTTACCTAACCAAGAGTTACTAAACCATTCACCTATTGCCTTAAAGAAACCTGTAATCTTGTTCCATATTTTTATAAAGAAATCTGCTATGCCGTCAATATGTTCTGCAATAAATTGAATTGCTGCTACAACTGCAAGAAATACACCAGCAATCATTATTCTAGCAGTTTTGAAAAAGTTTACAAGACCCTTAAATGCTTTTGCTAAACCACCTTTTGTAAATAGTGAAGTTAGACCAGAAAATACACCCTTACCGGCTTTAGAAAAAGATGTCATTGCTTCTCCGATAGTATCAGGTATAATCATAAATGCTTCTTTCATCTCCTGAAATTTACTAAATCCTTGATCTTCTCTACCTGTGTCTGCTGATATTCCTGTTTTCTTTTCAATCTTCTCGTTATCTTCTTTTAATTTAGAAATATCTTTTTCATTTTGTTCAATATCTTTTTGTGCTATGACTCTATTATCAGCACCTTTTACATCTGCTTCATCTAACGCCTTTTGTAATTGTACTCTTTCTAGTGTTTTTGATGTAATTTCTTTTTCATTTGCTTTGTACTCTTGTTGAAGAGCAAATATTTCTCTTTGTGTTAATAATACTACTTGATTGCCTCTTATTTCTGCTTTTAAACCTTGTTCTCTAAACCCAGCAAGTTTATCTTCTAATTTCATTTGTCTATCATTAAATCTGTCAACTGTATCTGCTAAGTCTTTATTATATTCTCTTAAATCAATTCCTAATTCATTTGTTAGTTTAACTAATTTGTTTATTGCTATGGCAAAGTTATCAACAGGACCTGATTTTAATTCATCTGTTATATCTTTAATCATAGCAGGAACATTACCAATAACTGATTGTGCCGTTGCTTTTAAACCATCAGCACTTGCCTGTTGTATAGAGCTAGCAAGTCTTTGCATTTCTGCTTTTACATCCATAGGTGTATTAGCCACATCTTGTGGACTTGCCTGTTCTATTCCTGCTTTTTGTAGTTTCGGTAATGCCATTGTTAATCTTTGTTTTTAATCTTTGTTGCCTTGCCGTTTACATATATTGCAAACCACCCAGCGCCTGCCCCTACTACAACTGATACAAGACCTGCTTGTGAGTTTGTAGGTGCCTCTAGTGCCATAAACCAATTAATAACTTCGTAAAATGCCCAACCATAGGCAGCCATCATCAATCTAGGTATTAGTCTCCAGTTAGAAAGTAATTCTGGCATTTCTACTTCTATGAAGTGCCATAGTTGTCCTACAACATACTTGAATCCTGACCAACCACTATTTAAAAATTTGTTAAAATTCCACATATTATTATCCTTTACTTTGTTCTCTTTTTTTTCTCTCGTTTTCTTCTTTTACATATCGTATCAATAAAGATACATATACATCTCTTTCCCACGGTAACATAGCCTCAATCTCGTTTAGCGAATACTTATGATGGTGCATAAGTGCAAAGTTAACTTCAAATAACGCCTCTAGGCTGTTGTGGGAGAGGCCAATCCGAAAAAATCTTGTAACCCGCTGAAGGTGATTGTACTTTCAACTCCTGTCTTCGGGTTCTTCACTTTTGTTGTATGTCTTAATTTAGGCATAGTGTCAAAGAATTTTCTTATTTTAGAAAACTGATCTTGTGATAAATTTTCAAAAAACTCTTTTAATTCTTCTTGTGTTGATTCACTTGTAGGGTAATTCTTCTCACCCTCGTAAATGTAATCAACGCAACCTATGATTAATTTTAAAATATCTGCGTATTTAAGTGCCTTGATACCTTGTGTATCGTACAACACTTTCATATTAGGATATTTCAACATCACGCCTAATTTTCTTTTCTCATCTAACAAAACATCATTTGTGTGTGCGTCATCTACTTGCACCTCAACTTTTGATATGTCAACTTCTATGTCGCCATAGGTTTTGCTATCATCTGGACAAATAATCTTAAACTTAGCAACTTCTCCTACTGACTTTGCCCTAACTTGTAGGAAAATATATTCTACATCAAATGTAGGTAATAGTTCTACATCTATCTTATTAAATGTTACAGCAGTCAAAATATCTTTTGTTGCTGATTGCATTTGGTTTTCATCACCTGATTCAAGTGCCATATATAAAACTTTTTCTTCTTTTACAAGAAAAGGTCTATATTGTACCTTCATATCCGTTGATGGTAAAGTCAACTCAAATCTCGGTGTTTCAACTATTGGTAACGCCATTATAACTCCTTATTATATTTAAATATTTAGTGGTGGTATTTTAAATGGTGGAAATACTCTTCCGCCAGTTACTCTACCTAGAGGTACTCGTCTTCTTAAATCGTTAAGTACATCTCTACCTGCCCTTCTCAATTCAGGTGGTAGTTTATTTATCAAACTACCAAAAATTCCTTTGTTGTTCTTAATCTCAGGTATCTTACCTAAAGGACTACCTAATTCTATATTACCTTGTTTATCTATAAAGTAATTAATCCAGTATCTAAATGAAAAATCTACATCTATTGTTTGTATATTATTAGCGTCGTGGGAATATTCTATCGCACCTATTTTACTAGGAAAGCAATCTATCAATTGTACACCATAAGTTATGTCGTCCCGTTCTTGTCTGCTAGCAAATTGACCTAATTGAAATATATTTAAGTTAGCAACATAGTTGTCATAATAGTTTGTATTAAATGTAGATGATGTTGCCATAGCAGATTTTTGCCATAATTCAAAATATGATCTTTCTCTCATAAATTTATCAGCATAAAATGTTGCTGATATACCAGATGATTTCATATCATATACAAAATTTCTAGCAGGTGCATTGCCGTGTCTAATTTCTTTAGTTGACATCTCTCTTTCAGGCATACTGATTGAAGAACAAAATGCTCTTACTCGTCTACCACTTTGCTGTTGTACAGCAAGTAAATCTCCTTGTGTAGGAAATGCTTGTTGCTCTTGTGCTGCTAATGAAGTGTCGGTAAAACCTTCTGAAAATAAAGCACCGTTTGTTACACCTTTAGGTAAATTAAATTCAGCATAAAATCTTGCCTTTCTAGCAAAACCTTCTGCCTCATTTACATAAGATTGAAAACGACCTATTGTAGTTTCAGGATTAGGACCCATTCTTTTTTGCAAGTTCTTATGTCCTGTTACATCATCTAACGATCTATCTCGTGGTATTCCGATACGAATATCATAACCACCAATTCTTTTTCCGCCTCTTAATATTGCCATTAGTATGGACTCCCTTTTTTAAACTGTGCCACTGGTAAATAAACTGATAATGCTGCCTTGTCGTAATCTATTCTTAAAAAACTTGATCTCACGTGAGAGTACAAATATTTTTTAATTGTATTCTTTACCAATGGTATATTCTTAACCCTATCATAACTGACATCAAACCTATTTCTAGTAGTTATTTCTGAACCTCTTGTAGAAAACTTTTGTAATCTTTCTAACAAAGTAAATCTAGCACCAGGTCTTAAATAATGAAAGTTAATCCCTGCAAATCCACCTGGTATTCTTTCAATAGGTAACACTAGAGGAAATGTATCATAATATGGTAATGTCTTCTTATATTTAGGGTCATAAAAGAACATATTTAAACGACCAACACTAGGTCTGCCATTTAATTTACCTTGATTCATTAATCTTCTAGCAGATATTTTATCTGCGATAGAAGCAATTGCTTGTTGATACCACCTAGTGCCTTTTCTGACACCTGCGGCCTTATCTACTAATGGATCTAATATTGACGGCATATGCTATATTTATGCTTAAAAAAGGGCACTTTAGTTACCTAAAGCGCCCTTAAAGTATGTACTACCAAGAGAGAGAGTCTTACTCGTCCTCTGCTAATTTACTAAAATATGACATTGTATCGTCATCATCACTAGCAACTGGCGAGTTTGTACTACTTTTTACTGAACCATTTGTTGTAGGCGGGAGGTCTGCAACAGCAACGGTTTCAGTTTTTCTAGCACCCGATAACACCCTATTCAGCTTCTCTTTGAGTTCCTCATAGGTTTTAAAATTATCAGCCGCTAAAAACGGTTTTAAAGCGTGTTGACTTGACCAAGTCTTTTTGATCTCCTCATCATTACCAGCAAGTGCTGATACGCTTTCAAATTCAGATTTGTCGTAGTTCCAATAACCATCAACTTTTCTGATTTTAAGTTTGAAGTTTGCACCTTTCCAAAAGTCAAACGGATTGATTGCCGCTTCATCTTCAAATGCCGGTTGCATTGCTTCAGTTACCTTATCAAATATCTTTTTACCAAATTTGTATAAGAAAACTTTGCCTTCATTCTCTGGATGTTTTGGATCAGATACTACTAGAATATTTGAGTAATAAGATAGTTTTCTTTTTCTCTTTCTAGCAATTTCTTTATCACTATCAACACCTGTATTCCAAAGTCTTGTGTTTTCTTCCGACACAGGATCTTTTTGATTTAATGTTGTTAATGAGTTCTCAATATACCAACCACCAGTTCCTTGGAAAGCGTGAGACCATACTCTTTGCCAAGGCAAGTCTTCGCCTTCAACAGCAGGTAAGAATCTAATAACAGCATAACCGTTACCAGTTTTGTCTAACTCTGGTTTCCAAAATCTATCGTCTTGGTATTTGTTCTTGTTTGAATTGTCCTCGGGATTGAGGTTTGTTTCAAGTGCCTTTGTAAGTTTATCAAAGTTACTTGATGATGATTTTAAAGTTTCAAAATCCATATTCGTATTCTCCTTATATTATTATATTCGTTGTATTTGTATATTCCTGTTTAATCGGAATGTATTATTATTTAGTATTGTTTTTCTTCCACTTTGCATAATCTTTTGCCCAAGCACTTGCTGATTTAGCAGGACTAGGCAATGATCTTCGTATCATCTTTTCTTTTAACTTCTCACAAGTAGAAGTGATACTATTTAATAATCTGTAAATTAATCCGTCTAACATAATTTCATTATAACACTATTTGAGCATATTGTCAAGCGTGGTATAGTCAATATATTTTATATTCTTCATACTTGCCCACGCCTCTGGTATTGTACTAATAGGGTCTGAACCATCGCCTCCGTTTGGATTTACCTTGTAGAAAGTGATGTTTTGATGTTCTTTTATTAGTTCTAGCCATTGATTTATCCAATTGACACTAGGTGTCTTGTGTGCCTCTTTTAGACCATAATGTTTTGTGTCTTTGTATATATTGTTTAGTTTGTCATTATGACTCTCTAAATCGTGTCCTAGTAGAAATACCTCATCTGGACTATTATCTTGTACTGCAAAGTAACCTGAAGTAGGACCTGCAGCCCAACCTCTATCTTTAGTATCGCCTGAAGTGTTAATCATATAGTCTTGTACTGCTCTGACCTTATCATCGCTGGTAACCCAACTTACATTTATTAATGAGTGATTAACTTTCTTTTCTTCTCTAGTCTTATTCTTTTTCATTATCTCTATTACACCTGCTAAATTAGAACCGTGTAATACAAACTCTTTACGATCACCTCGTTCATTACTGTTGATTACATTTTCTTTCTTAATTAAATCGTAATCTTGGTCTGAATAGTTTTGACCTGCATATAATAATTGTTCGTACATTTCACCTGGCATTGTATTCCAATCTCTAAACACACACTTGTTGTCTTGTGCATAACCTGAATTGTATATCTCGTGCATTATACCCATATCAACAGCAGTAATTACATCTGGTTTAAAATCTCTATACAAAGCATTACAACCATATATCTTGCCGTGTGGTCTTAATGTTTCTAAATCTAAAACTTTTCTACTCTCACCATTGCCAATACAAAATACTCTACTCATATACTTTGCCATCTTTAGGTTTTAATAGTGCTACTTCTTTTTCTGTCTTGTCAAATTTAGATTGGAAAGTTCTCTTGTTCATCTTCTTCATATGCCATTTAAAGTCAAAACTAAACTTTGTCATATCAGTTAAGTTCCATATTACTATCTTGTTGTCTGTAAACTTATTGATATATAATGCCTCTTTCTTAAAAAATTCACTTTTCTCAATCAGACTATCATATTTCTTTCTCTCAATAATAAGACCTTCTAAAGCATACTTGTGGTCGCTTTCAAAGTTTCTTTTCTTAAATTCACAAACATACTTATCACTGCTACTTCTTTTTCTGTCTTGTCAAATTTAGATTGGAAAGTTCTCTTGTTCATTTTCTTCATATGCCATTTGAAATCAAAACTAAACTTTGTCATATCAGTTAAGTTCCATATTACTATCTTGTTGTCTGTAAACTTATTAATATACAATGCCTCTTTCTTAAAAAATTCACTTTTCTCAATCAAACTATCGTATTTCTTTCTCTCAATAATAAGACCTTCTAAAGCATACTTGTGGTCGCTTTCAAAGTTTCTTTTCTTAAATTCACAAACATACTTATCACTAATTGCGTCAAAGGCAGCGTATGATTTGCCTTCTACAACTAATGGATTGTCTGCAAATATAGAAAGTTTGTTTAGTTCTTCAACAAGTCCTTTTTCATTATTAGACCAAACCATTCTACCA